CCTTGGCAAAACTCTCTTTTGTTTCCTTTTTTGCTTGTCCTTAGAGAATTTTGGTCTTCCATCTTCCGGCCTACCAACTGGGCCATAGTTTTCTTCTTGCTCTGGAGCTTCTGGAGGCCCTAGTCTTTTATCCTCTTCTTGACGAGGAGGTTCGTTTGGTATTGAAGGTTCTGGGTTTTCAACCTCTGGTTCTTCAGGTAGCCCAACGTCATCGTTAGAAAGCTTATCTTTAGTGTATGCTATTTTTTCCATATCATTTTTGTGTTGTGGATTATGATACGGGCTTGCTTTCTTTGGCATCTTATCGTTGTTTCTATCTCTGGACTCTCTACCAACCCTAATCTTTTCAATTTCAGGTATTTCGCCAAACCTTTCAACAAGCGTTTCAGAACTGATAACATCTCTATCAGCAAGTTGAATAAGAAGATTCTTCTCTGCTGCTTCATCAGAAAGAGAGATGTGGTCAAAATGCAGTTGAGCTGGCTTGCGGAAACCCATAGCCTTTTGGACTTTTTCTATTTCTTCTTTCCAGAAGCCCGTTAATATTTGTCTTCCATACTCAAGTCTTTCCACAAGAGTCTTTAGAGAAATGAAATTGTTTGTCATTCCACCACCGCTCTTAGCCAGACCTGTAAGCGTTGGAGGGACACCAAGTCCAGAGTATACACTTGTAAGAACAGGTTCATACTTTTCAGAACCTAAGAACTTATACACCTGAGTATTGCTTTCTTTAAAGTCAATCTCTGGACCCCAAACAAGGTCCATTGTTCCACCACCAAAGTTGCTGGCAAGAATATTTCTAAGCTTATTGATACCCGCTTTAGTTGGTAGGATTTTATGGTCTAAATCACCAAGCTTCCAAAGTCTAATATTAGAAATAGCACCATCTAGAGCCGACATGTCTGCAAGCTTCATTTTTTCTAACATTACAATGTCATCTAGAATTGCATATATCATTGGATATGCCCACAATGACCAGTCATCTTTTTTATAGTAATAGATAGATGTTTTTTCCATGTCTAACTCAATATACTTTTGACCACTAGTTAGAGCTTGCTGTATATCTTTTGGAAGGTCTTTTACTATCTTGTTGTATTGAACTTCAGACTTCTTAGACATCTTTCTTATCATGTCTGAAACCTTGAGTGCTAGTTTTGGTTCACCAGCAAACAATGCGAGTTCTTGGCCTATGACTTCAACAGACATAGGGTTGAGAAAATCATACACCCAAGGTATTTCCCTCTTGATGATTTTCATTGGCTCAATACTCATGTCAGCGGCTTTACTAAGGTCTTGCTGGGCTTTTTTGCTGACTTTGGCAGTTCTTCTTTTTACAATGACATTGCCGCAACGGTATAGAATATTTAAGAACCTTTCAGAGCGTTCTCGACCGCCAACCTTTTGAAACCATTTTTTATAGAAACGCTCTATTTTTTTATTTGGGTGTACAAGCGTTATTCCTTGACTAGCAAAATCACCCATAAGGTCAATAATGTTTTTTATGATGCCGACCTTGTTATAAGCCTCCATGCACAATTTAATAATGTGTTTTTGTTGACTAGGAATTCTTTCGTTTGTACGAAATCTATAATAGTCATCCCTAGTAAACTGCTGACGAACAGAAAGGTTTGGTTCTATATCAAGAAAACTTCTATGAGAGGCAGACGAACTTTGTACTCCTTCGTAAGCATCAATCGCTTCTCCAGATATCTCAAAAGCTTTTGCTCTATCAGACTCTCCAGACCAAGTTACGAAAGGACTTCGTTTGTTTTCCTGTTCTGCCATTTAATCATTACCTTTGTAATAGTATTGCAATAGAATCGTCTACACTATTATACACAAAATTAGTAAATATCTTTCATTCCTTGGGTAAACCAGTTTGGCCCACTAAAAGATGGTCCTTCCATACTCATTGTATCGTTGTTAGCAAAACCACCTGTTGTATTGTATGTAGGCTTTTCTGGTGTTCTTGCCAACGTCCTACCAGCCATGTTTGCCATGATTAGTGCTGAGTAACGGTCTTTTCTCATCTTTTGTTTTTTACCGGCGGCTACAATCGTCTCCGGCGTATCCCACTTGTCTCTACCAGAAGCTGTTTGTGTCATCTGAATCATAGATAACTCATTTTTAAGTTCTTCTATTTCTAGAACACAGTCTTCTAATGTGTCGTATTTTCTTTCTGCTATAGCATCTGTAGCGGTAGACAGGCCAAGACTTACAGAATCAAAAAAGGGAAACAGCAAAACCTTATCTTCAAAATCTTTTCTTAGTCCATGATTGGCTTCTGCCAACCAATCTGACTTAGCAAACTGACACATTTCTAATATGTGTAATCCCGGATTATCATCTGTATCCTTATATTTATTTTCGTCTATAATTGGCCATATAGCAAGTTCGCCATCTTTAATTTTATCTTTATCGTGTAGTGCTTCCATAACAGCAATACCACCACCTTGTGCATCCATAGCAATATGGTTACAAGGAAACCTTTTCATCAAGTCTCTGATTTTTCTAGCACAAAAAGAATAATAATCACTTTCAGAAGTTATTCCTGATTTGACCATCTCTTTGTGATGACTTCTTGTTGTAGTCCAGCAATAGACAATTCGACGATGGTCTGGTTGAATTTCAAGAACAACGATGCTAAAGTTATCGACTTCTGAAGCTGGGTCAACACCTATGATGTATTGCGACTGAGAATCTCCAATTAAAGCCGGTGAAAAGAAAACTTCTCCACTAGGTAGCTTGATTTGGTTATCGTTTGAAACAACACAGGATTCGATGAGAGAGCGTTTGAAGAACCCTTGACTATCTGTGGTAAAACATGCCGCAAACTCCATTTGGTAGATTCCTGAGTGAACTGTGGCCTTTGAGCGGGCAACCTGAGCAGCGTCCATAAAACCTTCTGGAAGCATCTCAAAAGGTATCCTCATTATGCTGTATTGAGTCCAGTCAAAATCTTTTGGAATATCTTCACCGCCAAACACCTCTTTTAACTTTACAGGGTTTCCCTTGCTCTTAATTATCAACTTCCACTTTTTCCAATAATCTGCAAAGTGATTGAAATCGTAATAAGCAGTACCAGACAGAACAATCTGGTTTGACATATCTTGCTCTACTTCGTTATCGGCAAGCTCTACATACTCACCTAGTTCTTTTGCTTTCTTTTCAGAAGCAAGTCTTTTTACATTTTCTATAGGTGAGGAGCTTACAGCAGCAAAACCAGCAACAACATTTTCAAATATTTCACGAGGTACAGAAGCAAATTCGTCTGTAATAATGTCATTGGCGCGTTGACCACGAATCTTAGTACCATCACCAAGAGGCAAACATGTTATAGTGCTTTTCCCAAGCTTCATAACACATCTGTCAACATCTCTTCTCGGACCACTTGATGGACCCATGATATCTCTTAATAGTGGAGAATTTTGCCATATCGTATCCATATACTCAAACAAGACTTTTGATTGTCTAAATGCAGCACCTACAATCACTATCTTTCTGCCGGGCATAAAAAAAGCACGAAGCATTGAGTAGAGAGATAGTAGAAATGATTTACCAAGACCACGAGAACCTATTAACATAGGGAATTTTCTATTCCAAATCTCGTGTAATATCAAAGACTGCATTGGAAGAATGTCTATGTTGAATACTTGTTTGCAAACAAAACTAAAATACTGAGGCTGTGACATAAGCCAAGTAAGATGAATATGAAATTCTTCTTCGCTATTTGCGTAGGTATGTGTGAGCGGGTTAAATATCTTGGACTCGTCTACGTCTATGTTTAACCAAGCATCGTCTATTTTTTTGAGATTAGACACTCTATACTTTCATACCCCTTTTGACCGAGGACAGCATCAGCGAAACCGTAATCTACAGCCTCTTCTGCTGCCATATACCAATCACCTTTACGGTCTATATTCTTTCTTATAAAGTTTTTTATACTCACAGATGTTTTATACTTATTATTATTCTTAAAAAAGTTGCCTTTCGCACACTTTTTCGTATAAATATCCAACATCCTTTGATTGCACTTTGAATTTTGCTCTGCGTTGGACTGGACGACCAGTGAATGTCCCTCTACGCCGACAGAACCCCAATGAATCATAAACTCCACATTTGGCATTAATACTCTACTGTCTGCTGCCTGAAGTATAACTGTGGACATAGAAGAAACGCTGGCATATCCAAGTATGGTTATTTTATTTGGTGAAAATGTCATTGCGTCATATACACCCATCCCATCATGCCAATTACCACCAATAGTATGCATGTGGACTAACACATCTTTTTCTTTAAGTATGTGTAGATTTTTTACAAAATTAGTTGCCATCCTATATTCAATACCCGGCTCTTGCTCGTCGTCTATGTAGTAGCCGTGTAAATATATTTCCCCAGTTTCTGCATTTAAACCATGATTTTGCACTTGGTTTAGCAAAGAATAATCACAAGACATATGTTACCTCTCTTGTGCTAAAGTAGTGTAGGCTTCGTTGATTAAACCTATTGCAACCTCCTCCGCTTCCTGTTTGTTGTCCGTGAATATAATCGTTACTTCATAATCCTCTTCGTACTCGTAAAGCAGTTTCCTCATAAATTTTCCATTCATTCTTAGATATTTCCATTTTGATTTGGGGATTGTCGAACCCT